CTCTGGCGAGGCCGTAGCTCCAAGCTGGCGCGCTATACGGCGGGCGCGGCGGGGCCGGGCCGAGCCGCGCGCCCTTCCGCCGGCCGATTTTGCGGGGGCCGGCGCGAAGCGCCAGGTCGAGCGCCAGGTCGACGCCGCGGGGCTCGAGATGGGGCTTCGAACTACAGGCGGGTGACAGGCGGCTGACAGGCGGGTGACCGGGCCGGGCTCGCGCAAAAAAAGGTTGCACTGGCCCAATGTCAGTGACACACTCATTGGTAAGGCTCCCGTGGCAAGGGGCCGGTGAGAAGAAAGACGTGAGGTGAAAGGCAATGGCAAAGTTCCATGACTATCCGGTCTGGCCGCATGGCGAGGACCAGTCCTTCGAGATGATGGAGATTCCGCAGTGGGCGCTCGACGCCGGGTTTGAGGACAACGCATGGCACAACGATGCGGCGGCACGCATGATGATGACGCGCTCGCCGGGTGTGAATCTGTGGGTGGCCGAAGAGAAAGCAGAGCACCGCGAGTGGCCGTGCGAGCACCGCTACATATTGAGCGTCGAGATCGACGGCGACCCGGTGCCGCTGAGTGGCGCTTACTTCAAATCGGATGACCCGGAAGCGGTGAAAGCCTTCCTGGCCGCGCCTTCGATTGACTTCACGGTGGCCCGCGCGGCCAGCGAGATCTGGGAAGACTTGCAGGACGGCACGCTGCCCCAGGACGACATAACGTGCTTCGCAGACGTGCATTGCTTTGTCGACGGCAACGAGTACGGCGGTGCCTTCGAAGAGTGGGCGTGGCGCGACGGCGGTGCGGATAACGAAACCCACGCGGCGTACTGGGAGGAAGTGCAGAAGCGGCTCGACGACTGGATCAGGAGCGGCTATCAGATGCATGAGCACCCGGTGCCGCGCCGGTCGCCGGTCAGGAAGACGATCACGTTGGGCGAGGCCGATATCGAGTTGCTCATCGCGGCCTGCGAGGACCGCGCGGGCCAGGAGTGCTACGACAAGCTGGCCGCGCGGCTCCGGGCGGTGTCGCTATGACCACCAAGGAAGCGAAGCTGATGGCGCAGTTCATCGCGCAGGAAGTGGGCGCGGTGAAAGGCACGGGGCTGGTGGCGGAATGGTCGAGCGGGCCTGCGGTGAGCCTTACGGTTCATCTGGACAAGAGCGAATTCGGCAAGCGCTACGTCGTTCACAAGATCCTGAGCGAACCGGACGCGCTCCTGCGGCTGATCAAGGGCGATGGCCGCACGCACAACTTCATTGAGCAGCGGGTGGGCCGGGTGATCTTCGACCGGGACAAGATCGCCGCGCTCATCCAGGCGCACCGCATGTTGAAGTTCAAACCCGGATACGAAGTCTGAAAGAAAGGTTGAGGTGAAGATAATGGCAAAAGAAGCAAGGCGCGAGATCGATCTGGAGATCACGCGCAATGAAGGCCGGGGCGAGGAAAAGGCCATCCTCACTCTGACGACCGACAAGGGGATGCACGGCGGCATCCGCTCATCCGCCACCGTGGGCTGGTTGAGCCCGGACAAGCTCTTCCGGTCGCACACGTTCGTTAAGGACTACGCGGTCCTGGTTTCATCGAAACCGGCGCAGCGGGTCACGCAGAAAGCCATCGACTACCAGCACGGCGAAGTGTTTACGGACGGCGTTGTCAAGGCGCTGGTGACGGCGGCGAAGGCCCACTACGCGGGCGTCTGGCCCCCGCGCGTTCTGAATGCTTGGGAAGGGGACAAGGCGTAATGGTGACGATGACAATCGTCCAATGGCGCGCCTACGGCGCTGACGATGACGTGATGACGCTCGACGTCCATGACGTCCAGGAGGGCGATGACGGGGATGCGGTGGAGCAACGCATCGCCGAAGAGCAGGAGTTGCGCTACGACCCGGATGCCGAAGACATGGGTTCCGAGCGCGGCGACATGATCGTGATCGATACGATCATTCTCCGCGACGGCCATGACTTCCATACGCCGGACGGGAAGATCTGGCGGCTCAACTTCGAGGAAATCGCATGAAGGCGCTTCGCAAGTGGCGAACCACCGGGCGTCCGAAGATGACCCGCGAAGAGATGGAAGAGAAGTTCACTTTGGCGATGCGGCTCCTTTGGGAACTGTGCGAGGACGAGGAAGCCTTCAATCTGGCGGTCGATGATGAGAACGGCGGCAAGTACGAACTCGACAAGTCGTTCGATGAGTACTTGTGCGAACTGGGCGGCAAGGTGCGCTTTGTGCCGAGGGGGCACTTCGCGCGGATCGCGGAGAAGAAAGCAGAGGTGAAGTGATGGCGGCGGTGATGGCGATTCTTTCCTGGCGTCCTTACGAGGGCGACCCGGACGACACGCATCTGGCGGTGGAGATCTACGAAGACGAGAGCGTGTGCGGCGGTTGGAGCCCGGCGACGTACCTTGCCATGCAGCAGGCGGCGGAATACAACCTCCGCTATGACATGGACACCGTCGAACTCGCCTACGGCGACCTCGAAGTCCTGGGCTCGATAAGTATCGGCGACGGCGAGAACTACGGCGACGGCGAGATGGCGAGCGCCGTCTTCAAGATCCGATTCGAAAAGCAGGAGGTGAAGTGATGTACGGGATTTGGGCGCGCGTATCGGGTGGCATCACCGGCACGCGCGCCGGTTGGCTCAAGAGCCTGGAGAACGGCCCTGAGTTGTACGACACGCTCGAACAGGCGGCGGCGGAAGCCGCGCGCCTGCGGGCCCAGTCGAAGCCCACGCCTTACGGGGCGCGGTTTGAATATGCGGCAGCGAAGTTCGATGACAAGGAAGAAGAGGTGAAGTGATGGATATCAAGATCGTGATCGGCAAGGTCCATACGGAAGGCTACAACTGGCCGGTGTACCTGCGGGAGTTGGACTCTGACGCCGGGCCGCTGGTGCAGATCGGCGATTCGGACGCCGAGGATGACTGCTTCAACAGCCTCGAAAAGTTCATGAGGATGTATGGCGAAACCTTCACGGCGATTGGCGCGATGACACCGGAGCCGCCGAGCCTGGAAGCGCGCCGGGAGAAGGCCGTCAAGCTCCTGGAGACGGCCCAGGAGGCGCAGCATGACTACTGGGATGCGGTGCGGGCGCTGGAGGTAGGACTGGCCGCGCTCTGCGGCGACAGCGTCGAGATCGAGGACGATATTCTCGACACGGTGTCGGACCTTGACAGCCTGATCGAGTACCTCCAACTGGAGGTGAAGAAGTGAGCGACAGCGGCGTTTTCATCATGGGGCTGGAGGACGGCGACCCGGCCCGCGACACGATTGAGCGCATCTTTGAACCGGCGAAGGAACTGCGGCGTTGCGCGTGCTGCGGTGCGGTGGAGGGCCTGCCGCACCATGACCGTGGCTTCGGCTACCTCATCGTGAAGATGCGACGGAGCCGCCTGCGTAAGCGGCTCGAATGCCAGTTGTGCAACGCGGGGGCGGCGGCGCTGCGGCGCGAGGAGCGCCGGAACCCGAAGCTCTACAAGCGGCACTAGGAAAGCACTCCATAGGGCGGGCCGCACAGGTGGCCCGCTCCGGTGGGATATTTTCCCAGAGGTGAAAGGCAGACATGATAGACCGAAACATTTGGATCGTTGAGGAGCATGAACCGGAGAGCCAGTATCCGGTGTGCGTCCTGGGGGCCTACGCCAGCTTTGAAGCTGCCGAAGAGGCCGTGAAGGTTCACCGGGCGGCGAACCTCGCCGAGATGGCGGCGGGCCAGCGGGCCGAGCGGGACGAGACGGAGCTGTGGTGGGAGATCGAGCCGGTCAACTTCGAGGACAACGCGCCAGGCGAACGCCAGGCCGCCGCGGGGGCGCCGTCGCCGGAGCCACAAGAACAGGCGGCTGCTCCGGTCGCCGCACAGGCGGGTCTACCGGACCCGGTCGGCTTTCGCTTCTGGTGCCCGCAGTGCAAGAAGACCGAGTACATCGACGTGTCGGCAACCATCTGGGTGCGGATCACCGAGAACAGTCTGGATAACGTCCAGACGGACGCGGATGAGTCGATGGATGGTTCCCACAATTGGGATGACGACGCAGCGGCTACCTGCTGCAACTGCGGCTTCAGCGGCACGGTGAACGACTTCGATCATGACGAGGTGTCCGAGGCGATGCGCGATCTGGTGGCGGCGGGCATCGCGAGGAAAGTGACGCCGGAGGAGATGTGGTGGGATGCGGAGCGGCTGCGGGGGATTCGCGCTTTTGTGTTGAACAAGGAAGAGGTGAAGTGATGGTGACGATTCGAGAGTTGAAGGACTGGTTGGCGAACGTCTGGCATGAAGACGGCGGCGACGGGATGATTGCCATCGACGAGGGCGGTCTGTCGCTGGTGGTGGTGGGCTCCGATCCTGAGCAGTACTACGAAGTGGGCGGCGACGATTACGATGCCGAGGATCTGTGCGAGGCTTGCGGGCGCGTGAGCCTCGACTGCTCGAAAGACCCGTGCCCGCAGGTGATCCATGATCGCGGCGAGTGCGGCGATGAACACGGGCGGGAATCCTGCCCCATTTGCGAGAAGGAAGCGGAGGTGGCGGTATGAAGCGGGGGGCTACGGCCCCCCTTCCGCCGGCCAAGAAGCGGGGCCGCAAGCCCGGCGATCCTACCAACGCCGGGCCGGGCAAACTGGGATTGAGCGTGCCGTGCTGGTGGGGCTGCGGCGAACTGGTGTACGGCGGCACGCTCCGGCCGCACTGGGCGAATTGCCCGAACCGGCCGGACAGGCGGCGAACTTGATCACCTACGGCAGCGTGTTCAGCGGGATCGGGGGGCTCGACCTTGGCCTCGACCGGGCGGGTATGATCTGTCAGTGGCAAATCGAAAAGGACGAGTACTGCCGCCGCGTGCTGGCGCGGCACTGGCCGGGAGTGAATCGGTATGACGATGTTCGAAGGATCACAGGCGGGGAGCTTAGACCAGTCGATCTCATGTGCGGCGGATTCCCCTGCCAAGACCTCTCACAGGCGGGACGCAAGGCGGGCCTCGAGGGCCCTCGCTCGAGCCTTTGGTTTGAATTCGCCCGCCTTGTTGGGGTACTTCGACCCAGGTACGTTCTTATTGAGAACGTGTCAGGCATCCTTGTTCCAGGAGCACTTTCCCGAGTGGTTGGAGGTCTGGCCGAACGCGGGTATGTGGGATCTTGGATCAGTCTCCGAGCTTCTGACTTCGGAGCCGCTCACCTCCGCAAGCGAGTCTTCATTGTGGCCTACCGCAGTGTCGACGGATTCGGAATCGGCGGCGCGCGGGACGACGACGACGGGGATCGCGCATCCGGGCGTGTCGCTGACGGACACGATCTCGAACTGGCAGACGCCGGGGACCGACAGCTTCCGTTCGCGCGGGGGAGAGCGGAAGGAGGAGATGGGCCTCGACCAGCAAGCGCGGTACTTCCCGAGCCCTGCGGCACGGGACTACCGGACGCCGAACAAGCGCACCTACCAGGAGCGGGGAGGGCGCACCAAGGGCGAACAGCTCCAGAATTTTGTGGAGCATTCGCTCCCGGCCCCAACGATCCCAGATGGGAGCGAATCCTCGCCGAGCGGCCAGATCTCGCACCGGCTCTCCCCAAGATTCGTCGAGTGGCTGATGGGCTTCCCTCCGACATGGAGCGAGCTATGAGCGAGCGCTCGAAGCGGCTGGGCCGGTTGGGCAACGCGGTGGTCCCGCAGATCGCGCAGTGGTTGGGAGAGCGAATTCTGGTTTTCGATCAGGAGAGGAGTTAAGCCATGCCATCGACACCGGCCCAGCGCCAGCGTGCCGCCGAGAGAAAGCGCCAAGCCGCGGCGGTCCCGTCCGAGGAGGAAGTGGCTCATCCGCGGGACTGCGGCTGCGAACGCTGCCAGCCCCGGCCTCTTCCACAGGCGGCGGATTCACAGGCGGATGACATGGTCCGGGGCGACCCGCCTCCCAGTTTGCCCTGGACGTCCGATTGGGGTTGCGCGGTGTGCGGGCGCAGCCTGCAAAACTGCGAGTGCGACCGGTGAAGCCGGAGACGGCGAAGAAGCTGTTCATCTGGACGATGATGGCGCTCTACTGGATCGTGAGCTTCATCATCATCTTCACCGTGACGGGCACGGGGAAGTAAGCACCCACGGGCCCGAGGCCGCGCCGGGCTCGATCACTTCGAGCATGGCCCCGAGCTTCAGGCGGTCCAGTTCGCGCCGGGCCATGAGGCGCACGAGCTCCGGGTCGTTCGTTGACAGCGACAGGTGCCCGAGCAGCAGGTACTGGGTGCGGTGCGTCATGTGCTCCGAGATCCACGCACAGGCGGCTTCGTTCGATAGGTGCGTCTTCAAAATACGTTCCTTCAATTTGTAGGCATACGGGCCCGCGCGGAGCATATCCGGGTCATGGTTGGCCTCCAGCAAAACCAAGTCCGAGTCGGCGATGTAATCGGCGAGGTCGCCGCCCAGCACACCCAAGTCCAGAGCGAACGCAGCCCGCACCTTGCCCACTTGCACGGCAAAGCCGAGCGGTTCGCCGGTATCGTGCTCGACGGCGAAACTCTCGCACTGGATCTTGCCCACTTCCCAGCGGCTCGACTGGTTGATCTCGCGGAACCAGTGGTGGACCGGGATCACGTTGCCCATATCCATCCAGGTCGAGTAAGAGCAGTAGACCGGCACGAGGCGGCCGCCCCGGCGCCAGCGGCGGATGAGCGTGGGAAGGCCGGCGCAGTGATCAATGTGCGGGTGAGTCAGGAGCACGGCGTCGATCTCGTCGACGTCCTCGCCGATCGCCTTGAGGCGGGTGGTGGTGTCGAGCAGCGAGAGGCCCGCGTCGATCAACAGGCGGGTGGTGCCGTCCGACACAAATGTGGAATTGCCCGCGCTACTGGTGGCCAGTACGGCGACTTTAAGCTGGCCTGCAGGGCTCGAACCCGCATTCCCCACCAAAGGTGAAGTGCTGTTTTCGTCTCGTTCTGACGAGTCTCTCTGGAGCGTTAGCTCCTCGCCGGTTATCACGCCGGTTGCATCAAGGCCAGCCATTTATTATCACCTCGAAAAAAAAAGGGCAGCCCACGAAGGTCCGGGCTGCCCACTAGTTGTGTTGTTAAGAAATCTCCCTGGAGGAGGAGATGGTCTATCCTACACCCGGCTGCGGCGTCGGACTATGTACATGCCGATCAGGCCCGCGCCCATCAGCCCGTAGGTGGCAGGCTCCGGCACATCGTCGCAAGTGCCATCGACGCAGAAGGGATCAACGCCGGGTCCGGCGTAGAACTGATCGATGAGGCTGATCGTTGCGTAGCCGAGGCCCTCGCTATCCGAGCCCACCAGGAAGATGTCCTTAACGATGCGGAGATCGCGATAAGGGGCATCCAGAATGGCTACATCCGCCAGCGGGCCGCCGGGGGCATCAACCTGAGCCTGTCCTGCGACATGGAGGAAGGGCACGGTGCCGAGGACGGTCTCGACGACTTGAGCAAAGCTCTGATCGCCAACGACGGCCCCGTTAAAGAGCAATCCAACCCCACCGATAGCCGGAAACAACGGATTCACCGAAATGTCGTAGGCGATCAGGAAGTCAGAGGAAGCAAAGCCGCCGTTGCTGAGAGCCGTGAAACCACCGGCAAAGCGGATCTGATTGCCGACCAGGGACACGTCGATGCCGGACGCATCGAGCGGCGCACAAACTCCAATTCCACCGCAAGTGCGAGTGAAGGCGAAGTCATCAACAGTGATATAGGAATTGGAAAGCGAGCCGCCGGCCACGAGAACCGAAAGTAGAGTCGCCGAGAGATTACCTACGCTGGCAAGAGCCAGCAAGGACGCGAGAACAAGCTTGTTCATGAAATAAACCCTTTCTCCGAAAGCCCTTTCGAACGGGCAGCCGCGCGGTCCTCATCCGAGGAAATGACCAGCGGCTTACAGTTCCAAAGTGTATCGATCCTAGCAGACTCACAAAGCGGCTCATGCCTTTTTTTTGAACTGCGCCGCTTCGGGGCAGGAGGCGAAGTGATTCAGGCCATCGATGTCATACGGAGTGTTGTGGCCGGAGTTGTGACGGACCCAGGTGATCGCCGCTCCGCAGCCCTTGCAGCGGCCAGGAGCGCCGACATTCTTCAGGAGCGCGGCCATCCGTTTGCACTGCTCGGCGAATTGCCTTTCGAGATCCTCAAGCATGGTTCAGCCTCATGTGCCGGGAGTAGCGCGAGACGCTGACGAGCGCACCGCATACCTCGCATGTGACCTTGCGCGCCGGGCGGCCCACGCCGCGGTGCAGCAGCGGGTAGCCGATCCGCTTGCGCAGGTAATCGCTCATGGAGAGTTTCAGCTTCTCGGCCTTGGCGAGCATCTCTGCTTTTTCGTCGGCGTTCAATTTCATCACTATCTGTGGCATAAGTTCAGCCCCTATCTTAAACACCATTATGTTGCTATCGCAATAGTGGTTAGCGTACTATTTGCTTGAGGTGAACGCAATTGAATACCAATTCAAGCGAGCAGCAGTATCAGAAGACCACCGAAACGCTGGTCGAGACGATCAAGAAGCTCATCCCTGGAAACCCGCAGATCCTGGCGATGAATAGCGCCTGGGATCTATTCAAAGTGCCCGGCTTCAAGATCGACGACGGGCCGAACGGGCCATCCTACGCTCAGGCGGCGTGGGCTCTCAGCAAGGCGCAGCATGATTGGCGGCTGGAGGTGGCTAATGAACCCCAGCCTTGAAACGCTGAACGCGAAGAGCAGCCGGGAGCGGTACGCGAGCATCTGGCGCAACTACGACGGCGAGATGACCGCCGCCGGGATTCAGTCCTACGTCGCCGAGCGCCGGGACGCGGGCTATGCGCCGGCCACGGTGAACCTGCACTTGTCGGCCTTGAAGTTCCTGGCGCGCGGAGAGGCTCCGGCCGCCGAGCGGGCGGCGATTGCGGCCATCAAGTCCCTGCCGGTGCGCGGCGTTCGCATGGGATCGTGGCTCTCGCTGGGCCAGTTGACCGAACTCCTCACGCCGGAGCCCGGCCTGGCGGGCCTTCGCGACCGGTGCCTGCTGGCGCTGCTCGCCGGGTGCGCGCTCCGCAGGGGAGAGCTCGCATCTCTCCAATTTGCCCACGTCCAGCGCCTGGACGGGCGGCTGGTGCTCCTCGACCTCGTGGGGAAGGGCCGCAGGGTACGGACGGTTCCCATCCCGTCCTGGGGCATTCTGGCGCTAAAAGAGTGGCAGGCCGCCGCCGGTATATATACCGGCCCGGTCCTCAGGCGGGTCTGGCGCGGCACGGTGGGCGAGGAAGGGCTGACCGCCGACCACATTCACGCCATCGTGAAACAGGCGGGTGCGCGGATCGGCGTGCCCCAACTTGCACCGCACGATCTCCGCAGGACATTTGCGCGGCTGGCTTTGAAGGGCAAGGCCGACTTGTCCCAGATCCAGTTGACGCTCGGCCATAGCTCGGTGGCGGTCACCGACAGGTATCTGAACAGCACGGTCGATCTCGAGAATCCGGCCTGCGATGCAATCAAACTATGCCAATAAACATGGAAACTCTCCCCGCGCGCATGCGCTCTCTGAAGCTGACCGACAAGGGCATTCCCATTCCCTGGTTCGTTGCCTATGTCGATGGCAAACCCGAGTTCCGGGCGCTCGACAACCAGAAGTTCATCAGCGCCATCAAGCGGCGTCTGTGCTGGGTCTGCGGCGAGCCGCTGGGCGTCTGGAAAACCTTTGTGGCCGGGCCCATGTGCGGCGTCAACCGGACGTCGAGCGAGCCGCCATCGCACCAGGAGTGCGCGCTCTGGTCGGCGCAAAACTGCCCGTTCCTCTCGAACCCGAAGATGGTGCGCCGCGAGGACGAGCTCATCAACAACGAGCAGATGCGCGAGAACGTGGGCGGGATGGGGATCACGCGCAACCCAGGCGTGGCCATGCTCTGGCTCACCCGCGAGTACGAGGTCTTCAAGACCGAGACGGGCCCGCTCATCCAGATGGGCGAGCCGCATGAGGTGGTCTGGATCTGCGAGGGCCGGCTGGCGACCAGGGCCGAGGTCCAGGCTTCAATCGACAGCGGCCTGCCGATCCTCGAAGCGGTGGCCAGGACCGAAAAGGGCGGGATGGAGGCGCTGCACAAGGCTGTGGCCCGGTTTGAGAGGTGGCTACCCGTATGAGCGCCATCATCCAGCCCGGCAAGAACATCCAGAAGAACCGGGTCGACGCGATCGAGACGATCCTGACGTTTCTGTTCATGTGCGAAAGCGCCAACGACGATATCGACGCCCACGAGTGGAAGTACGAGTGCCCCGAAGGCTATCAAACGATGAAGAAGTTCTTCGACTTCCCCCTGTCGCACTTTGACGGTGCCGAAGCCTCCTGGCTCTACGAGTCGCTGCGAGGGATGCAGAACCACGAGAAGCTGTACTACATTCCGACCGACCCGAAGGAGCAGGAGGAGTTGCGCCAACTGCCGATCAAGTGGGACGCCTGCCAAGCCACCTACTACGACGCGATTCCGGACGTTTACGACGACGTGAAGGCCACCTACCTCATGTCGCTGCGGCGCGTGAGGGAAGTCCCGCTCAAGGTGGTCCGGGGCTTGTTCCGGCTCCGCTCCTCCAAGGTGGTCGAACAGGCGATCGCGCACCTGTTCAACAACGGCACATACCGTACCACCCGCCAGTTTTTGCAGTATTTCGGGGGCACTTGGCACATCGTGGCCGCGCCGTTTGAATTTGAAAAGCCGGTGCCGCTCGACGAAGAAGAGAACATCTCACTGCTCGGGTTCAAATCGATGTCGTTCACCAACGAATACGAGTGGTACGTCAACGTGGGCTACAACCGGGCGGTGATGCCCACTATCGCGATTGGGACCGATCCGCTCGGGGCCAAGGAAGTCTTCAAGCTGCGCGACATCCCGCCAGGCCGCTCGCGCCGCGAAGCCCTGCGCAACTGGGTCTCCGGCCACTGGCGGCAGGCGCGGCGCGAGGAAAACCCGGAGACCTACATCTGGCCGCACTTGCGGGGCGCTGAAGAGTTTACCTGGAATGGCCTCTACTGCAAGATTCAGCCGGCCCCTTATGACTTACGGAAGGCCGCGGAGTATCAAAAGATCAGGGAGGTGTCGCATGCTCGGCCGAAGATGTGAGAAGTGCGGGAGGATCGGGCCCGCGTGGATGTCCTGCCCGCACTGTCTGCCGGTCAATGCGCCGGAACTGCTGCGGCGGCACGCCAACCGTCACGCCGGGCGGCATCAGAATTGGAACGCCGTTCGCCGCATACCTGTGTAGAGCACCGGGACGGACAGGGGAAAGAAAGTTAAATCCCTGCCCGGCCCGGCGTCTGCATCAACCAGAAGTGTCCTCAAACAAACCAACCACTACTACGACAGGAGAACCCCATTATGGCAGAGAAGACCGAAGCCCAGCGCGCAGCGCGGCGGGCCTACATGAAGAAGTACACCGCGCGCAAGCGCAAGGAAGCTCTCGCGGTGGCGAGGGATAACGAGATCGTCGAGATGGTACACGCTAATGTGCCGGATAAGAACTCCGCACTCGTCAAGGCACGGGCGGCACTGGCCGAGAAGCGGGCGGCGGCGCGCAGACCGAAGAGCAGGCTCGCCTACATGATCCCCCGCCTCGTCGACCTCACCTTGGCGCTGCGCAAGGCCGGCTGCCGGATGGCCATCTGCACGTTCACAGACGGCTCGAAGATTACTTTGCGGTAGAGTGTGACCGGGGGGAGTTGCCCGTCCCATCGCGATGGGCCATCGCTGACACCTTGGCCTGTCACACGAGGCAACTCCCCTGAACTTCACGAGGCCCTGGCCGTTCTGATCGCAATGATCCGGTCGTCCTGCATGGCCTTGAGGACCGCCTGGGTATCCGGGCGCGTCCATACCTTCCCCTCGCGCTCGGCGAGAAACCTCTGGATCGAAACCTTCTCAGGCGGCTTCCGTTTCATACCGGCTCCATCTGCTCTGCCTGAGCTTGGGAGATCTTCTCGATCACTTCCTTCGCCTTATGATCCACCTCGAATGGCTGTTCCCCTGTCCCCCGCACCCAGATCTTCGCCGACTCCCCTTGGCTGGATTCCCAGGACTCCATCACCACGGCGATATCGTTCACCGCCACAAGTAACTCATTCCCCCCTAAGGTCTTAAATCTGATCAACGGATTAATTTTGTTCATTCTTCTGGTTCCTTTTCACAGTCTCTAGCAAGGTTTTCAAATCTTGCATACTCTTTTTTGAACAGCAGTTGCACCGTACCGGTGGGCCCGTTGCGCTGCTTGGCGATGTTGACCTCGGCTTGGCCTTTCAACTCCTCATCATGTGGTTTGTACCACTCTGGCCGGAAGGCAAACCAGACCATATCGGCATCTTGCTCCAGGCTCCCCGATTCACGGAGGTCGCTCAGTTGGGCCCGGTGGTTCCCGCTCACGCGCGTGTCGACGGCGCGGTTCAACTGGGCGAGCGCGAGCACCGGCACCTGGAGGTCTTTTGCCATGAGCTTAAGGCCCCGTGAGATGCCGCTTACTTCCTGGTTACGGTTCTCGCCCTGGCCGCCCATGAGTTGGATGTAGTCGATCACAATCAGGGCTAGATCCCTGTTTTCTTTCAGCCGTCGGCCACGGGCGAGCATATCGAAAACGGTCATACTCGATCGATCTGTCATAGGCACCGGCCAGTTAGAGATCAAGGCCGAGGCAGCCTGTACGCGCGTCCGTTCTTCCTTGTTCAGGTATCCGAGCCGGAACCGCTGGATATTAACCCGGGCCTCTGCGCAAATCATCCGCATGAGGAGTTGTTCGTTCGACATTTCGATCGAGAAGACGGCAACAGTCCTGGGGGGCTTGGCATATCCTGCCACATTAGCCACGATGTTCATGGCGAGCGCCGACTTCCCCATCCCTGGACGGCCGGCGAGGATCACCAGATCGCCTGGATAGAGCCCGGCGGTCATCTCGTCGAGCCGGTGGAAGCCGGTCTTCAATCCCTTAGCGTGCTTGGATGGGTCCAGGAACGCGCTGTAGCCGCCCGGGTACGCTTCCATGACCTGGAGCGGATCGAGCATATCCCCAGAGCGCCCGCCTTCGTCCAGGGCCAGGATGGAACTCTCGGCCCCCTTCAGGACCGCCGCGGCCGGTTCGTTGTCCATCAACGCCCGGTCGATGATCGATTGCGCCTGCAGTATTAGTTGCCGCTTGAGCGATTTCTCCTTGACCGTCGAGATGTAGTTCTCGAGGTTCACGATCCTCGGCATGTTGGTGTCGAGCGAGTCGAGGTAGCCGGGCCCCAGACTGGTCAGTTGCCCGATATCTTGCAGGCGGCGCCGGATCGTCACGCGATCAACGCCTATCCCCTCCTGGTTCAGCAGGAGCATCACCGCGAAGATCCGGCGGTTGGACTCCACGCTGAAGTCCCCGGCCCGAAGCGCCGAGCCCGCGATCGCCAGGGCCGCTGGGTCGACCAGAATGGCTCCCAGGATGATTTCCTCCTCGTCCGGGGCGGCTGGCAGGCCCCTATCGAACACGAGCTCCCGCATCAGTCGTCCTCCTCCTTTTCCCGTTTCCACTTTTCGACCTTGGCGGCTTCCTCCGCCGCCGCCCGCAGGATCTGCTCGTCATCGAACCCGGTGAGTAGCGGGTTTATGCCCTCGTCGTCGTAGCGGCCATCCTTGAGCCACTTTCGCGGGTGGAGGACTTGTCGAGGTGTCCGGGCATTTGCCTCGGCGAGGAGTCGCGGCCCCTGGCGCTTGGCGGCTTCGATGATCCGGCGGCAGTGCGCCTCGTCTTTGACTTGCCGGTCCCACTCGGCTTTGGCGGCTATTTTGCCGATCTTCTCCCAGACGATTGACCAGAAGTCGTCGAACAGGATGTCTCGCTTCCGCTTCTTGGTTTCCGGTTTAGGGACCACCTCCGGCTCAAGCGCCTCCGGCGTTTGAGCAAGGTTCTGGTTCTGAATACTCTTCTCTTCTTTCTTCTTACTTCTTATTTCTTTATTGGTGGCCGGTTTCGTGACGTCCAAGTGGCCGCTAAGAGGCCGACTTGAGGCCGGTTGAGTGGCCGCTAAGAGGCCGGTCTCCTTGTTACCGTTCTGATAAATATCAAAGTTTACAACGGTATACAGAGTAGATTTGGTGGCCGCTTTCGTGACGATCATGTGGCCGGTTTCGAGCGCTGCGAGTGCTCTGCGAGTGGCCGCTCGAGTGACGCCCACTTTTAGCGCGATTTGGGCTGATGTGGCGACGAAGGATCCCACTGGAAGATCGATCTCCGCACCGTCGAATTTGTACTTGCGCGGCTTCCAGTTGGCCCTGAACAGGCAGTCTAGGAACACCTTCAGGTAGGCAGGCGGGTATTGGGTCCAGATCGGGTTGTCTTGCAGGCTACGGTACAAGGCGATGTACCCGCGAGACAGGTTGTCTTCGTTCACACGTCCCCTTTACAGGCTCACCGGGGGCGTGAAATGTAAAGGGTCACTTCACGCCAGATCCCGGCAAATTCCGTTCGTACGAGCCGGTAGCTACCCGCCTCGCGTTCTTCGAACGGACAATCCTAACGCTTACACACCCGGTATTGCAAGGGGTTGGCCGTTATTTACGATCAAGCACACGGCGCAGAGCTTCGGCAGCTTCGACCTCCTGCTGGAGCTCTTCCCGTACCTCGACCAGCCGGTCGGCGGCGTCCTGGATGCGGCTGTGCAGCTTGCGCGTAGTGACGCTCTCGATCGAGATGCAGTCGGCGGCCCAGTCTAGGCAGGCAATAGCCTCGCGAACGCGGTTAAGTAGTTCTGTTTGTTCCATATGTCAACCTGTCGTTGTCATGGCGACTTTTGCCAAACGGGAGTCGACGGCCTCCCGGAGAGTGGCGTAAGTCTTCTCTCCGGCGAGCATCTCTTCGCCAGGCGGGAGGTAGACGATCATGGCCTGATCGCCCTGCATGTGCCAGCTTTTCTTCGTCCAGGCCAGCTTGCGGAAGCC